GTTTTTCCCACAGTTTGACCATTTTAATTGAACTGTTAACTTCAAACACTGTCTATGACAATGTTTATTCTAGCAAAATTACGAAATTTTCCACCTTTGCGCCCTGGAACTATGGTTCCTTGTATCGCCGTGACGAGCATTGCCCTTACTTTAGGAATATGCTTAACACGTGCCCGAAGAGTTTATTCTCTTATACACAACCCACGCTACGAACCGGAAGAAACGGTGAATCCATCACCGTTATGCACCATCTTCCGAGACTTGTTCATTCACAAACAAGTGACTGTTCCCACCATCATTCCTTTAGTTGTTTCACGAGGGTTAGACAGGATCACTGCTCTACTCCTAAACGTGACCGGCTTAACTGACAGCGACAGAACCACGTGGTTCTTGACTATGCAGTTGCCGATATTGACTGAGAACCAGTATTACTCTGCTCTGTCCACTCGCTTAAGTACGACCAATAGCGTCGTCGCGCGCAGTATTGACAGATCAGTGTTTAAGAACACTCCATTCAAACCAACTAAAGTAACAACCACCCATACCCACCCGAACGCCGCTGGCGAGAGGAATGCTCAGGTCAATTTCTTTAGAACCTTAGCTATGAACACAGGCAAAACCTTGTTCATTGAGCAAGCCTCCGCTGCGGATCAACGTAAAGGAATCCGAGGATCCAGAAAATATCACTGGACCAAAGATTTAACTGTCGCCCCTCAGAACGATGATATTGTCGGACCAACCCTTATTGGGATGGTCGATGTTGATTATTATATTGACATGGAACAATATCTTGCACATAATAGACACACAGTTGTGATTTACACCATTCAACCATCTGCTCCTGCAGGTACCATGAATGACACGATCTTCAAATTTGAAGACAATCACATAGTGACATCAGTTACAGGAGGCGCTCGGTTCAAACACCAGTTATGGGATTATGGACAAGACAACATCACTTGCACTTCACAATTCACTAGTTTGGATCGCCAAGACGAGGTACGTACTACTACCTATCTTGTTGAACGACGAACTATTTCACCGCACAGACAGATCATCTTATTAGTGCCGATTGGTTCTTGGACTGGCTTTAATGCCATCCTTGCACAATTGTTGCACACAAGTAAACTCAAGAGAATGGAGCCCAAAGTAGGAGACTCGAACGTAATCCACACACATGGTTTGGACGGACACATGGTGTCTGTTTCCTATGATGGATCGTTTGAGTCAGTCACAATTCCGTCACGAGTTTACGAAATCCTAGCTGCTGCAGCGAGGAATTCAAAGATGGCACTAACTGCTGCATCCATTGAATCACACCTACCACGAGACGCGAGCTCGAAAGGAAATGCGCAAATACTGCGAAATCATTTTAACAATTTTGTTCGATCGGAAGTGATCGTGTACCCAGTTGAAGAATCAATTGAGCATTACACTTTCAACCCTGAACAATTTGACCAAGATGAGATAAAGCAGACGCTGTTTCCCTATTGCTCACCAATCGTTGGTACTCTACCACCCGCACCCACTTCTTGCATTCAAAATGACGAGAGGTGTGTAAAGAGTAGGGTCACGGACATCCAACACACCAAAGATTTACCGATAAACAACTTTCTTTCCCATGTGATGCGAGAATTCATAGAATTTATGATTCCCACACACATAGCAGGAACCCTCAACCCTGTTGATGAAGAATTGGTTTATGAGAAACAGTGCCGCCCGTCGCAATTGCGAACTCTGGAGGAAGC